ATTGGCTACCGGATTCTCGATGCCATCAACGGCGGCGGGTGGGCGCCGCGCGTGGGCCTGGGGCGGCTGGCGTTCGCCGACGGCGGGTTTGTGCCTGCCATCGCTCAGCCCGCCGCGCCGCAGGCGAGTCAGACGGTGCGCATCGTCAATGTGGTCGATCCTGAAATGGCCGCTGACTATCTAAACAGCCCGCAAGGCGAGAATGTCGTGCTCAATATTCTGTCGCGGAACGCTGGCATCATGAAGCACATCATCGCAGGAACATGACCTATGGCATTTACTTCTGGCACCGCCACCAATTACCGCGATCTGCTGGACCGCTTCTATACTTTCATCACCACTCACCCAGATCTGGTCGCCACTGGCCAGCAATGGCAGGCGCTACGCTGGATGACAAATGCAGCCACGAAAGAGCTCATCCTTAAGGCACCTGGACTCTCCGGCACCAATGAAATCTACTGCGGCATCATCGCTTCTGAGGACTCTGGGACCGGCTACTACATTTGGGACCTGAATGGCTTTATCGGCTTCAATTCGAACAATGAATTCTATTCGCAACCTGGCGCAATTACGACATGGCCGCCGAAGATGTCGCTCTGGAACACGACAATCCAGTACTGGTTCGTGGCAAACGGACGGCGCGCCGTTGTGGTGGCCAAAGTCTCGACGATCTATGAAGCAATGTATCTCGGCTTTATCAAGCCCTACGCAACACCATCGCAATACCCCTACCCGCTGCTCGTCGGCGGCTCAATGACCGGCCAGGACGGGCTCAACTACAGCGTGACCATGCCAGACCATCGTCACTTCGTCGACCCTGGCGGAAGCAACTTAAATAATCCCAACACCGCCTGCATGCTGCGAGGCCCATCGGGTGCTTGGTTGCCGTTTCAGAACTTCTACTATTCGTCTATCGAGTATTTATACGACGGGGTGTGCCAAGTATGGCCTAAGAACTACTACTATCTCGGAAACCTGCGCGAAGCGCCAGACGGCACCTACGTGCTCACGCCAGTAGTGCTCACTCAGAAAAACAACAATACCAATTACAACATATTCGGCGAGTTGGATGGCGTCTACCACGTCTCCGGCTTCAATAACGCCGCAGAGAACCTGATCACGGTTGGCGGCGTGAACCACCTCGTGGTGCAAAACGTCTTTCGCACCAGCGTGCGCGACTACTGGGCGCTGCGTTTGGAGTAATCGAAAATGGCTTATATATCCGGAACATCAGCCACTCCACATCAACTGCTCGATGCCCTGCGGGTGTTCGCTGTGAACAACGGCTGGACGGAGCTGCGCTTTGATCCAGATGTCACAGGGCATTCGTTATCGCTCTCAAAGAGCGGGCTCTACTTTCATCTGTGTTCCGTTTTGTATGATCAATTGTCTTCACGCTACGGTTTCGTCACCGGCATCTGGTTGATCGGATCGACGGGATTCGATGTTAATAAATCATGGTGGGATCAGCCAGGTTCGATCGTCAACCCTAACTACGTGAACTACAACACGAGATACCGCGCCGAGGCATGTGGCCTTTTCGAGGTAAGCACCTTCAACACATATCACCTATTTTCGGCCTCTTCACCAGAATTGATCATGTTAGTGGTCGAGGTTTCTCCAGGTGTTTATCATCACCTCGCCTTCGGCGAACTTACCAAATTTGGCAATTACGATGGCGGTGCGTTCGTGTCTGGTTCGTTCGTTTCTGACGCCTATATCTATACATATCCCAATGATTACATCTTCGGATACGCAAGCGACCGGCATTTTGGCCTGCCCTTCAACGATTTCAAGTCCTACGGCGGAAACTTCATCCTCGCCAATGTTGATGGAGCCATGAACTGGTACTCTGTCTGTAGTATTTCTCCGCTCACTGGCAAACGCGCCAAGGCAATATGGGAAAAGGGAATGAGCACGACAAACAATAGTCTGGCACGCAATTGGTATGAGAGAGTCCCCAACACACTGAATGGTATAACGCCCACGATTCCGTTCTACCTGTTCGTGGAACGGCCTTCAGGATTTTTCTCGCCATTTGGCTATACCGATCACCTGCGCTACATCAACATCACTAACTACGCGCCGACCGAGGTGTTCACGTTGGGCAATGAGCAGTGGATGGTATTCCCGGCCCATTCCAAGAACGTCCATAGCGGTTTGCATGGTTATGCCGTAAGACTCATCACATGAACTGATCATGCCGACCTTTCTTGGTGCCTACTTGCCGTGCTCCACATTCCAGGAGCCGCCCTCCTGGGCACGCTCGCCAGAAATATCGGAATATGCCGAATTCCACTGGCCGCCATATGTCGCTCAAGACAGCGCAGACGTGCTCGCTGGATTGTGCACAGATACACAGCCTGTCGATGAACCTGGCAATGTCATTACAGGTTCGATGCAACCAGCATTTGGCGCTGATTGGTATAACCGCATTCACATCATTCCAGGAACGCTTGCTCTCGGCAATGTCATCTCTGAAATCACTCATTCAATCGAAGTTTGGAATGCTTGGGACATTGATAAAACTCTAAGCATAATTACCGCTTCCGGCACCACCGGCGGGATCACACTCTCCGGGCAGCATGCGCCACCGCTGGCCTACGGCCCATTGCAATCGCGCCTTTACACGCTGACGGTTTTAACGTCTGGCGATCCGGTCATCGATGCCCGGTACGATTTCAACTTCGGCACGGAAATGCCGACGCTCTCCGTTACCGGGCGGCGCATCGTGATGTGGAGCTTCCATCCCGACTGGTCGAATGGCATCACGGAGCGGCTTGAGTGGCTGACCGACGTGCTCACGGCGTATGACGGCACGGAACAGCGCGTGCGGCTGCGCGATCATGCACGGCGATCTATCGAATACGATATCATGGCTAATGGTCATGATGCAAGAATGCTCGAAGCCCTCACTTTCGGATGGGGCGCGCAGCTCTATTGCCTGCCGGTATGGTGGGAGGCTGACATCCTACAGGCGGCTGTGAATGCAGGCACGACCAGCGTTGCTGT